GTAAGGATAGACCACTGCACGAGATCAATAACTCTATGTTCAAGGATGTATTTGCTAAATTTAAAGAGATGCGAGAGTGGTATATCAAAAAAAGAGAAAAGGAAAATTACGATTATGCCGTTGTCAATTTTACTAATAAAGCCCAGCAGAATAAGTATATCGCAGAAAATCGCCCCAGGATATTGCCCTTTGAAATGGCTGATGGAACTATGGAAGGTCTGTTGCAGGTTCGTGAGGAATTTGAACAGGCAGGCTTCGGAGGAACCTTTTTTAAGATCAGCGAGTTTGCTGATTTCATTCTAAGTAATAATGAACGCAGAAACGAAATGCTATCCCTGTTTAAAGAGATATACGATTATGGCGATAGCCAGGTCAAGGTCATTAAAGGCGATAGAACCAGCAGAGAAGTTAAAGGCGTTCCTTGCAATGTTCTATTCCATAGCAGTATCTCCGGTTTGCAAACAGATGAGGGTAGAGATAGACTAATGAGCTACCTCAATCGTGGACTGGCCAGGCGTAGCTTGGTCTGCTATCCGGACCAGAAAGACTTGGAAATAGCCCCAGAAGCCTATGAAGATTGGATCAGTAATCAAATGGTATCTGCCCAGGCTGGCTATCAGATACTTAATAATGAAGCTAAAGAATATGCCGATAGCGTTCTGGAGGAATTGAACAGCAATATACCCTTTACAATGGATGCCCAGGCTGTAATAGCCATTGAGAAATATAAATGGTTCAATCGTGCAGTTAAAATGCCACCTAACCTGCACGAAGCACTGGCAGCAGAAAGAAAAGGCAGAAATTGGAAAGCTATGAAACTAGCCACCATCCTTGCTGCTTGGGAACATCCAGAACTTAGAGTAGTTACCGAAGAAGATGTGTTAAACGCCATCTACTTAACTGAATACTATGGTCAGCACTTTGAAAAATTAATTAAAAATCCAGTCGTTCAGGATGTAGAATTGGTGTTCGCTAGATTTGTAGAACGCCTGGGGGACTGGCTAACTACTATGGATATACGGACTTGGGGCTTTGCCCCTAAAAATAGGTTTGCCAACTGGTTCAACGAAGTTATGCTTGATCTGGAAATCCTGGCTATGCAGAAAGGCTATGAATTACAAATACAAAAGATCGGTAAAATTGGTAAAAGATTTAGACTTGTTGGCGTTGTTCCTACTAACCTGGATAATCTGAAGATCAGTATCAGTAAAGATATTACTTCAGGCTACACCTCCGGTCTTACTTCCTTTGAAGAATTGCATAAAATAGCCAATTCTAATGTCAATTACTCATCCCAGACCTTTAAAGATGGATATAGAAAAAAAGATAATTACATTCCTGGAAGCAATCTGATCATACTTGATTTTGATGATGGTTGGAGCCTAGAACAAACCCTTGCCTTTTTAAAGGATAAAGACCTTAAAGCTGTTCTAACCACCACCAAATCGCACCAGAAACCCAAAAATGGCAAGATTTGTGATAGGTTCAGATTGTTCCTGCCTGCTGCCAGCGAAATTACCCTGGATGCAGAAGACTTTTCCGAAATGATGCAAAGAGTAATGAAATTCTTTAATGATGTTCCCGATAAGGCTTGCAAAGATGCCAGCCGGTTCTATTATGGCAATCCTAAAGGGCAAGCGTTCTATTCAGATGGTTCTCAATTGTTTGACTGGAGATCCCTGCCGGATGAAAGCCCTCCTAAATTAGTATCCAAAAAGAATTATGTTCTGAAAAATGGCTTCGGAGATACCCTGCAACAACACCTGGGTAGCGATGAAATGCTTAGAAGAATTGGCTTTTATGAAGATGCAAAGGAGGGGAACCGTAACAATTTCATAGCAAAGGCGTTATTATGGCTAAAGGATGAGGGTAGTTGCAGTTATGGCGAGATCCAAAATGAAATAATTAGAATAAATCAATTGATGCAACCACCATTACCGAAGCACGAATTGGAGATTATGTTCAAGGCCCATTTGAAATAGGATTGATGTTCACTTGACATAAAAGAAACGAACAGGATACAATAGAATATCAGCTAATTTACTTCTTAAACGCAACGAAATGGCAACAGATAAAATGCCTATCAAGATAGAGCAGCATGTAGCTCAAAAGAAATTCCCAAGATTAAGTTTATTTATGGGATTGCCCAAGATTGGCAAGAGTACTGCCATGGCAAAAGTGCCAAACGCATTAGTTTGCGATCTGGAAGGTAAGGGATATGAAGGCATAGATGTTCCGGCATTGGTTAAGACACCTACATTAAAGCAATTAAGGGATGTTTGTCAGTATTTCTTCAGTGAGGAGAATAAGAATTATACGGTATTGGTAATAGATCATATTAGGGTATTGACCAGTTTCTTTGCTAAGAACATCACAGCAGAACACAAGGCTCGATTTGTAGAGGAGATAGAGTATGGTAGAGGTAGTTTTCAATTGAGGAATACCATAGACCAGTTTATTAAATGGTTAAATCAGCAATTGGCTCAATATCCAGATAAATATGTATTCCTGGTAGGACACGCAGTAGACAGGAATAATGAGATCAGATTGGATGTTGATGGTAAGAACGAAACAATGATCCTGGGGTTAGTGGATAGTGTTGGTTATATTGACAGGGAGGATGATGTTACCACTGTTGATTTTAAAGCCAGGAGAGGAGTAGAGTTCGGTACTAGAAATCCATATTTAGCCAATTATGAAGGCGTATTGGATTGGAAATTATTATTTGATCTGGCAGAAGGAAAGGAGAAGGTAAAATGAGTAAGAGGTTTAAGAAGCTATCTTTGCCTGGAAATCCATTATACTTTGCATTTGTAGATGATGAGGTTTTAATATTAAATAGTGGATTAGGGCATTACGATATAAAAGAGGCCTTTCTACTTAAAGAGTTAGAGGGATTAGAGGAATTAGTAGGGGTTCGAGGGGGACATATTGGATGGTCTTTAAAGTCCGAAGGGAATAAGGAGTATGATTTTGGCAGGAAGTATTATGAAATGATGGAATTGGTTAAAAAGTTAATTGATGATGGCACTTTGAAGATCAAATACACATGTAAGACTAACCAAGAACAACGAGGTTATTAGTTATTAATTTATTTTTTATTTTATCCAGATGGCAAAAGCGATTATCCCCATCATAAATCCTGATACAGGAGAGGTCTTGAAAGAAACATCCCCTTTAAAGGATTTATCCGAAGCCAGAAAGACCATAGCTATGAAGATAAAGGCTATGCAAACCCAGGTAGAGGAGATTGATGCGATCCTTGCCCCAGTAATTGAGGACTTGATCGAGAAAGGGGAAAGACAGTTATGTGACTACTGGAACATCAGTTCCGGAGGTCATAAGTTCAGTATGGAGTTATTTCTAGCCAATGCTAGTAAGAAACAGCAAAAGGCTTATGAAATACACAAGAAAGCTCTCAAAGAGATAGAGAGCAACATTAAGTTCCAAAAGGAAGGGAAGCCCTATTTACGATTTCCTAAATTCTCATGAAAAAATGTAGTATTTGTAATAAATTAAGATAAGTTTAGTTAATATTTTATATTTATAATAATGGCCAATTTTGATCCAATAAAGCAGTTTAATTCCGGCAAGGGCTTTGCTCTAGCACCTCAGGGGAATATAGATGAGGGAGAGTTTTTATTTGTAATTCAATCGGTAGAGTTACAGAAAAGTCAGTTTAAAGATAAGAATGGAGAGGATCAGTATCAGATGGTGTTGAATGTCCTCTTAGACGATCCTGATAACAAGGTTAGTGATAAGGATTTATTTACAAAGATATATCAAACAGTCAAATTTACTCCTAACGGAGCAATGAAGAACCCTGCATATCCTGAATTTACTACCAAGAATGGTACTACAATTCCAGCATCTCAATTGTGGGATATTCTAGCCCACGCTGAATTTTATGATGGTGATGCCTATAAGAAAGCAAGGGATGGAGCAGAAGATAAAGACGGTACAGTGAATTGGGTAAAGTTTCTAACTGGCTTAAAATTTGAGTATGATGCCAGGATAGGCGATAAGAAAGATGGTACTGGTAAGTATGTCATTCTGTTAACTCCTAAACAATTGCTAAAGGATGAAGCATATAGAAATAGCAGAAATGCCCCAGCAGATGATGATGTAGTGGATAATTCGCT